TGTGCCTTAAGGTTAATCCGCTAACCGTACCAGCACCCGACACGCTTGTGACTGTTCCGCTTGCTGGAGTAACCCATGTCGGTGCGCTTGTAGCATTACTCTGCAATACTTGACCTGCTGAGCCAACTTGACCATTAAACGCTACCGACCCATTGGTGTTGATCGTCATTGCGTCCGTAGTGCTAACAGCACCATTGATGATCATGCTTATCTTTTGGTTATCCCATGACCCTAAGACTAACGGGCCACCATAGGATTCCACAAAACTTGCCAATGGCGTAGAAAACCCATTATTGGGAAACCCCGCAGCCGAGTAACTGTAATTTGCGTTGTTTATTCCTAGTTCGCCATAAGCGGTATGACCGCCATCATTGACCGCATAACTTGCATAACTGGTGTTTGCTGAACTTGTGTTTTGCAGGCTTGTATACAGATATAACGGCTCACTAGCCGTAAAACCCGCAATAACGCCTGAGTCTGTGTGTGCTGTAGCATCACCTACATTTAAAGAGCCAACATTGGTTGTGCCACTTGTGTAAGGAATCAATACCCGATTGTTAGCATCTTCATTGACCGATTTGCTTGCAGGGTATGTGACAAACACATCCTTTGAGCCTGCGCTAAAGTTGACCTTAGACCCACCATTGGATGACGCATAAACTGTGTCTCTTGATAGCGTTCCCCCGTAGTAAGTCCCAATCCCAACTTCCCACTCTGAGCCTCGGTTGATCGTGTAATAGGTTGTGTTGTTGTTGCCAATGACTGAGAATGACTGAAATCCTTGTACCGCGCCATCTAAGGTTATCGTGCCTGTTCCCGTTGTTAGGGTGGTCTCCCTGACCCGATCAGCAAGAACTAAACTCATACTGTTTCTACCCCGATAACTAAGCCATCAGCACCCCTCACAACCTTCTTAGGCGCGTTAAGTTTCTGCATCGCCTCGCCAATGTTTTGCATGGTCTGTCCGTGTAGGTTAGCCATTTGGTCGTGCATGAGTGCCATCTTGTCCATCGCTTGAATAATCGTGCCACCCAATTCATTGGTGATCTGAGCAGACGCAGCTTCAATGACGGGTAGGTCAACGCCAGGGTTACTTCCGATTCTCGCCACCATGATCTTGGTCGCAGCGTCCAGTTCGGCTTTCCAACGCTCGTATTCCTCTTTGCCTTGCATTTCACGGGCTTTGACTTGTAACTCGTTGTTGGCAAGTTGTAGGGCAAATTGCTCTTTCATTTGCTCTAACTGCATATCTGCTTGGGCTTTTGCCTCTTGCATTTGCATATCAAGTTGGGCTTTCGCTTGTTCAAGTTGAGCCGTTGCCTGCATCTTCATCTGCTCGGTCTGGGCTTGGGCTTGCATACGCATCTGCTCGGCTTGTTGTTCAGACTGTAACTTGAGCATCTCAGGGTCTTGTTGCGGTTGCTGTTGCGCTGCCTGTGCTTTTTGCTGTAAGGCTTGCATGGCTTGCTCAATAGACGATTCAAGACTGCGACCAGCCCTAAATCTGCGTACTGTGAACAAAAGCATCTCACCAAACAAGGGCAACATCTCTGGGGCTTGTTGCACCATAGGTAGCCCGTTTTGCAAGAATCCTGTAATAGCCTCAATCGCCTCAACCGCGCTTTGTTTTTCGGCTTGCTCGTCAATTTGGGCTAATGTGTCTGCCTCAACTTGGATGTGGAAGTCTCGAATTGTGCTGTTTGAGAGCATCTGCACCGCAGCTTGCAACAATTGCGGATTCTGACCTTCTGGAGTGTTCATCACCCCAGACATCTCGACAATCAACTCTGGTGGGTAAAACTTACAGACGATCTGCGCCTTAATGCGGAACAGATCAGTAGCAAATCTAGCCACATCGCCCTGAGTAGCCCTCAGTCTCAGGCTACCAAAGTTGGCTTTTAGTTGTTGAGCACCGAGGGTTTCGTTTGCATTGCTTGCACCACGAATAATGTCCGATATTCCACAGATTTCGTAGATGGATTGCTTGACAACCTCTCTGGATTGATAAAGTTGCTGTAAGGTCTTGATGATTGCGCTCGTATCGAGCATATCAATCGCGCCTTTTAGCCCACCCTTCTCCGACATAGCTGCCCATGCGGTCACAGGAAATAGTTTGTTGTCCACGCCCTCTGTGAATAACCGCCCAAGTTCTTTGAACTCAGCGTTAAACACACCGACCGCCTTGCAAGCCTTCACCAGTAGGTAAATGCGCTGTGTAAGGTTGTCTAATTCTTGGGCTTGGTCTTCATATTCGCAGTAATCTGGTACTGGAATCATCGACCCGTTGGTTGTTGTGGCCAATAACGGCTTTGGACAAGGGAAAAACCCTTCTAATTCAAGAGGGTCATCACGCTCATCAAGTGCTTGGGGGTATCCCTTGGCAACCCAACACACTTTTTTAGTGCGTTTGTTCCATATCTCAGCGACTTTAGCCTTCTTCCCATAGGTCGCTTTCGCGGTCATTGGGTTTTTGGCATCTATATCGTCATTCTGGTCGTGCAAAGGCACGTTCTTAAACACATCACCAAAACGCTCGATACCCTCTTCGGGTGTCATGTAGACCCAACGGCTTACCCACCACACCTCATCCCATGTTCTAGCGGGTGAATGGAGAAAGTCTGTCCAATAGACATAATCCACAGGGCTATGCGCTGAATCAACGCGCTCGACTTCTTCTGTGTTGGTGATCTCGATGCCTTCGTCTGGCTCAATGCCTGTCGCAGCTTCTGGTGGCTCTTGTCCAACAATAATTGGCTCGTAGCGCACCCACGCTGTACCGCGACCAGGCAATAGGCGGTCTTGCACCACGCCTTGCATAGCAGAGTCAAAATCACCAAACTGGGTTACCTCATACTCGATTACGCGCTCTAGCATCGTAGAGGCTAATCGACCTACGGGGTCTTGATCGCTATATCTACGGGAGACTTCTGGCTTTGCCATGCGTCCGTAGAGTGCAGGGAACAGCACAGAGATGTTTGACCAAAGGATGTTGAACTTCATCCTTGGCATCTCAATGGCATCGCGCTCGTCTCGGTAGCGTCTTACTACCTTCTTACCGCGCTTTTCCCACTTGTCAAAGACCTTGGCGGCTTTGTCTAGTTGGTCATGCCAGAACGGGCCTTGATCTTCCTCATAAGCCCCATCATCGTAGGCGTTTTCGTACATATTAAGCCGCGTAGAAGAATGTCACATCCAAAGTGCCACCAATGGTTGCGTAAACGCTGTTACTTACATAAGCGGGGAATCGGTGAAAGCCGATTGCTGGTGTGATAGTGCCTGACATCACATCACCACTTGCGCCACCATTACGCAAGACCAAAGTGCCTGCGCTTGTGTTATTCACATAGAACCCGATGAGTTGACAAGCCCCTGTCGAGACCGCCCCCGTTGCTGTGATGTTCTTGTATCCACCTACTTCTGCTACTGGTTGGCTCATATCCGTTCCTCTTTATGTGTAGTTTCAAAATCCCACAATTCGTCTAGCGTAATCGTCTGGAGTGTCTTCCCTTTGGGTTGGGGTTCGTTTGACTTGTCTTGACGATACGCGACTGCAAGCATTCTAAACGCATCTGCGGGGTGTGAACACCAATCATGCCTTGGAGTTTGACGAAATGTTTTCTTGTCCTCATCATATTCTCTTTGGTACTGTCTGAGTGCCTCTAACCCCTCATCACAGATCGGGTCAAAATAACACCTCGGGAGAATCATCCGCACCGCCTGTATGCCGTCTTGGACACCGATTTCTGGCACTATGGCTAGTTTGCTCATCCCACCGAGGTGACTAGCAAGTTGTTCAAGGATTGACTTGCCCCCCGAGGCTAAAGTCTTGGCTCTAGCGTCATGCGGTAGGAAGTGCTTGGTGTACCGATAGCCCTTGCTGTTCACAACATTGGCTATTTCCTCTATGGATGCGCCTGAGACCGCGTAATAGTCCATCACATGAATCTCACCCCTGACTACCTGATACCACCAAATTGCGGTGTCATCTCGATAGCCTAAGTCCCACGCTGTAAATACTGGGGCATCAGGGTCAAACTTGAGGTCTTGGATTCTGCCATCTGTGTCTAGTTGGCGCATCTCCACCCCGTAGAACGCCCCAAGGATAGCTGCCTCAAATGAGCACTCATATTCTTGGTCATACTGGTCTTGGCTTAATTGCTCACGCGCTGCCCTTAGTTCCGAGTCTGCCAATATCTTTGAGACTGTGGCTGGTAGGCGTAGCAAGAACCAATCGGGCGTAGCCTGGCTAACCCTGTAAATGTCGTGAAACTGATTCTTGCCCTTTGGTGTACCGCCAAAGACCGCCCAACCCAAGGTGCTAGACAAAGTTGGTCTTATGACATTACCCCATACGCTAGGCTTGAAGTCTCCATACTCGTCTAGGTATACCCCGTTAAATCCTAGTCCACGCATAGCATCTGCGTTGTCTGAGCCAAATAGTCTGATCTTTGCCCCGTTAACCAGTTCAACTGTCAGGTCGCTTTCATTGGTGCTTTTACTTACGGGTTGGGCATAGAACTTTAGGTAATCCCACGCCACAGACTTGGCTTGACTTCTGAACGGGGCGATATAGGCGTACTGTGCTCTCACCCCACCCTCAGTCAATGCTCTGCGTATCAGGTCATTGATAGCTGCTACTGTCTTGCCCGCCCTTCGGTGTGCCACCAGACAAGACCATCTCTCCGTCCTTTGGTGAAAGGGCATGAATGCCTCTCTCGGGGAATAGGGGATGATTACTTCACGCCTTCCCACTTGACCACCATTTCGATTGGGCCTTCATCCGCGCCCGTTATCTCTGTCCTAGCAAGTTTCGGCACATGGTATTCCACTACGCTTTGGAATAACTCAAATGCCTTTGCAGGGTTGGGTTTTATATCTTGGTCAGGAATGCCATTAGCGACCTCATCAAGCCACTCTGCTAATCTGTGTGCATTACCATCAACAAACAAAGCAATCGCCTCCCTTGCCTGTTGGGTGGTCTTGTTGGGCGTTCCTGTGCTTCGCCCTCCAACCTTCTTTCTACTTTTAACTACTTTAGTTTCTGACATAAGTATTTAGTGTTATTTTAACGATCTTTTCGTTCAAGAATTTTAATATTCTTCTCTTCGCCTGGGAACATTACATAGTTGTATGTTTGCTTGGGTGCAATCATCTTTCCCTCTGGGTTTTTTTGCAAAAACTCTTGTGCGCCTGCTTCAGAATTAAAAATGTTTTGCCCCCCTTGTGGGCTTTCAATTATCCATTCTGGTTGTCTTCTAGAAAAGTTGTCTAAGTATTTAATGCCTGGCACACCTTGTTGTCTTAAAAACTCTGATGCGTCCACCTTAGGATTAACACTTCCTAAGCGTTCAAATTCCTTGGTAAGTTCAGCATATAAATGCGCCCCACTTGTACCAGTAGAGCCACTTCCAAACTTTTCTAATGCAGCAGAACTAACTTTTTGTCTGATTTCTTCTGGAACGGGGTAATACCAATCAAGCATTTGGGGTATTTTTTCGTCTGGCAAATCTGCTTTATATAAATAACCAGAACCAGTTTTAGTTTTTGCGCCTGCTTGTTCCCATTGGGCTAATGTCTTTAATGCGTCTTGCACATCAGGGCCTTCACCAAATTTTGTTATTTGGTTTGCCGCAAATGCGTATGGGTTTGAACTTTGAACTTGAAATGCGTAATCTAATGCGTCTGCGGCTCTAGACTCTCCAGTTACTTTTCTTTTTGGCAATTCTTTATATAAAGTGTTTCCAGATGAATCGACAATTTCAGTTCTGGCGGTTGTTTTTACATATTCTTCGCCAGTTTTGATATTTCCACCTGTGTAAATGCCATGTCCATAGGCTTGTGCGCCTTCGCCTGTGCCAATTTTGGACGCATCAAACTCACCCAATGGGTTGCGCTCAGTCGGTGGGAATTGGTGCGGTGTGCCATGATAAACATCAAGTCTTGATGGTTGGTTAGCCATTAAGAACTCTTTGCCAGCCCTAGCAATATCAGATGGCAACCGCATTACAGCGCGACCTAAGTTAATTGGGCCTTTTGGATTCATCGCCCCACCCAACTGTTCCATTCCCTCAGTCTCAGGACGGGCTTGTGTTACTCGTTGTGGCAACATTCCCAAGATGTCTGTGGTAGTTGGCAATACTGCTTTAGGGCTTACTTTTACCCCGCTTGCGCCAAATGATGTGTTTATGCCCATGCGTCCCAAGGTCTCTAAGTCCCCTACTGTGCCAGGCACTTGCGCCAATCCACCCCTTACCAATGATTCCAGATTACTCAGCCCACCACGCCCAATGTCACCAATCATCCCCAAAAGGTTAGGTGACTTGTATCCACTCTGTAACGCTTTGATCGTGTCAGGCGTGATACCCCCTGTATCCATAGCATACGGGTCTAGGGCTTGGGCTAATGCTCTGTAATCAGCCATTATTGTGGTACTGGAAACCGCACATCTTGCGGTGTTGCAAATGGGCTTTGCCCTTGTCCTAGTCGGCTCTTAGCCCAATCCTCGGCTTTTTGATATATCTGCTCATTAGGTATGCCCATCTTCAAAAGATCAATCTCTTCTTTTGTTAGGGTTGGCACTACTAAAGGATGCGGAACTAACTTGCCATCCTGTTCA